TAGATTTGATTGTGTCGATATACTTGGACAGGGGTTCGACTCCCCTCGGCTCCATTATTTAACGTTTCATAGCGTTTCATAACGTTGCAAAACGTTATGAAATCAACGTTTTAATTTCTTTGCTTTTCATAGCATTTCCGATTTCACGGAACAAATACGGAACAAAAAAATAAGGCTACCCCGAAGGATAGCCTTTTTACATTATTCTTCGAAATGGATTGAGCCATTTTCGTCAACATAAATAGCTGCACGATTGAGCATCTCACCATTAGCATTAAAGTAGTAATATTTACCATCAATCTTTCGAACTTCTTTTGATACCATTGCCCCGCCTTTTGTAACGTCGCAATAGTACCATTTGTCGAAATATGGAATCCAACCAGTTCGCATTTCTCCGTTGTTTTCAAAGAAATACCAGAAATCACCGACTTTCTCCCACCCGACAGCCATATATCCACCATCTTTCAACCAGAAATAGCGACCTTGCTCGTCTTGATACCATTTATTTTCTAAAATGTAACCGTCCGAATTAAACATAAACCAACTTCCGTTGATTTTCTTCCAATCCGATTGAGGATAACTTCCGTCTTGATTTCGATACCACCAACCTTTTTCATCTTTAATCCAACCGCTAGTTTGTTGAACGGTTTCGGAGTCATCAGTAGCATAATTAGGTCGAATATATCCAACCATTCCAGTATATGAACGTGTACGATAACGAGCAGGCCCACCTACTTCTAAGTAGTCCCAGTTTCCGTCAACGTTTTGTTCAATCGTTTTAAGTGTAACTCCATCCGAATCCTCGATAACTACACCCGTATGCCCGTAAGGAGAACCCGGAACAGACATTACGAATATATCTCCAGCTTTTGCAATTACTCCTGGGCCTTCTTGGATGACATTGAGTCCTTGAGCTGCTGCAGAATCAAGTAAATCAATCGCATTCCCATTAACTACTTTTCCAGTAGCTTCATACATTACTTTTGCTACTAAATCCCAACATTGCCAACCGTACCAACCGTCGAAGTTAACACCAATGTTGTTATCTGCTAAATTTCTTACATAATTGATTGCTTGCGTTAAAGTAAACATAAAAATTCCTCCTAAATATTATGGTAATGTTGTCGGCCAATCTTCGTCCGTTAAGTATGAGATGGCACTTACTCTGATATCTCCAATATCTCGGTCAGTTGGGATAGGGTCATTAAATGTGAATTGAATGAAATTTAAGTCAGATTTACCGCCTAAATACCAAATTCCATAAGGCCTACCCTTGTCGTCATACGTTGGACCTACAAGTGAATTTTCGCTTCTAAATCCTTCGGGAATACCGTTAGGATAAGTAAGTTTAGCTCCTTTATCACCGCTACTATTATGTCGAACGAATCCAGGTCCATTTCGTCTACCTACTCCAAACCAACCCCATTGCAATCCACCAAATTGATAGGTAACTAAATTGTTAACTCTTCGTATTTTAATAAAAGAGTTACCTGCTCGTGATACGCTGTTTAACGTTCTCCATCCAGTATCACCGATTAAAACTTTCCAACCTGTATTTCCACTACCTGATTGTTTAATCCATTTAAGAGCACCGTTTGTGACCGCTGTATCGACATACGTTGTCCCAATAGGAGCGGTTATCTTCCCGTTTGGCATACCTGTCCCATGGATTTCATATTCATTCACTTGCCCTGGATTACTACTAGGTGTTGTAGTAGTGGTTGGTAATGTGATACTTCCACCACCATCAGACAGAGTTACCACGTTTCCATCGATACTTAATTTCTGTGGAATACCGACACCATCCGCTCCTTTTGGTCCAGTTAAACCGATAGGGCCTTGTGGTCCAGCAGGTCCAGTTAATCCTTGTGGTCCTATTGGTCCTATTGGTCCTGGTTCTCCTGGAATACCTTGTAACCCTTGAAGTCCAGGAGGGCCTTGTTCCCCACGTTCTCCACGAGGTCCAGGTTCTCCATCTCGACCACGTTCTCCTTGGATACCTTGCAAACCTTGAGGCCCTTGTAACCCATCTGCCCCTCTTTGTCCAGTATCTCCTTGTGGTCCACGCTCACCAGCTTCTCCTTTAGGGCCAGGCAATCCTTGTGGTCCTATTGGTCCTCGCTCACCAGTTTCGCCTTTATCCCCTTTAGGGCCTGGCGTTAATGAGATTTTTATTAATTCGTCTTTGGTAGCAAAGTTACTTGTGTCGATATTTGGTTTTGATTCTAGCTCTGATATACGATGTTTTAAGGCGCTATCGTCATAAACAGTATCTTTATCTGCCTTTGTCTTTAAAGCTTCAATTTCTGCTGAAATATGGTTGATTTCCGTACGTAATCCACTATCGTCATACGTTCCACCTTGCTTTTTGATTTTTTCAAAGAGTTCATCTAATTCTTCTTTTGTAACGATGTTTTCAACATCAACAATGCGCCCTGTTTTTCGTTCGACTAACGGTACTTTTCCAGCTTTGTCAATAGCGCTGAGCCATACATTAAATGCGAATGAGTAAACGTCGGTAGATTGTTCTACTTTTTCAAAGTAGATATAACCAATCACGGATTCATCAGCAATGATTGATGTACTATCGAATGGAACCGTGATAGTGTTTCCCTCGATTGTGGCTTCTACAGTTCTGTAACGTTTTGTTTCCTTAAAGTAAAACAAGCAAATAACTTTAGAAGCGGTTAGACCTTCCGCAGTGAATTTGAACACTGCCGTTCCTTTGTCGTGGCTATAAATTTCATGATATATTTTTTCAATGCATCGATTTGCTGAAGTAATACTTAAATGTTTTTCGATTATTTTTTCCATACGCCCTCCTTTTTAAAATAAAAAGAGGACTCATTGTGAGTCCTCTGCGGATCCGTATTCTTAACCTTCAATCTTCTTTAATTCGTTGAATCCATTCACAACAGATTCAATCAAGATTTTCTTCGATGCATCATCCAATTTGATTCCAGCTTTTTCAAGCTCTTTAGTCACGTTGTCAAATGCAATTTTGAATTTGTCTTTGCTCGCATCATGCGCATCTTTGTAGATTTGCTCCACCGCATTCACGACCGTGTGAGTGATTGATTTTGCAAGCTCGTAGTTCTTAGCATCTGTCTTGGCTTTCAATTCGGTCGCCTTTGTTTGGATAAAGCCTTTCAATCCTGTGAATGCTAGTCCTACTAATACGACTAATACACTCACGATTCCATTGATTATTGTTGCTTGTAATTGTTCCATATTATTCAACCTCTTCCTTATTTGTTAATTTTTTGATTTTATTTTCCTGTTGCTGTCTCATCGTTTTTAGATACGGTTTAAGCGATTCTGGGAATGGCAATCCTAATGCCTCCCAATTTTCAGCAAGCGATACTGCATAGCTGAATATAAAAAATAAGCATGTGGTTACACCGATTTCTCGATGCCCAAATGCTCTCGCGTACATAGCAGTCACAATTACTACAGCACAAACAAGCGCGTGGCGTAATAGTCCGTTCGTACTCGTTTTACTATCAAATCGTTTCAACTTAAATGCCTTGATGTAGCCAGACACCACATCAAAACAGATTAACCAAAACAGAATTTGAATATATGGACTGCGCATCAATCCTTCTAAATGCATCTTTAAAACATGAAATTCTACATCTAAATTTACCATCTATCACAACTCCATAATCTCAACCGCATTGCGATATTTCTTAATTTCTTCACGATAATTAGAATTCTCTTGTTCTAATCGTTGAATCTCATCGTTCAAACTTTGAGATTTTTGCTCAAATTGAGCTTTCTCTTCTCCAAGTTTATTAATTTCATCTTGCTTAGTTTTGACTTTTGATTCTAACGCTGTGATTTTTGTTTTAATTGTTTCTAATTCCATTTATTATTCCTCCTTAAATTTTGAAGCTAATATCATCTAAACATAGCCAGTTATTATCTACATTCTTTGATTTGACCGTAACGTTTCCGTTCGTATCAATTCCAACGATTGCTGCCTGATAACTATTGTTTAGTGCTTTCTTATACATATACTTACTTGGACGATATCCTGCTGGCAAATTGATAATCGCTGCATTATCCTCAAGACTTCCACCTCTAGCAACTCCTCGAAGATACACTGTTCCGTCAGCTGTCTTGGTATACTGAACCACTCCATCTCCTGCAGTTCTCCAGTTGTTTCGGTAACTAGCGTCGTGCCACGTATCAACTTCACCGAATGCGGAAATCCAACCAGTCCATTGATTAGCATGGAAACGTCTAATAAACATCACATCTTTATTTGTAGGAACATACATTTGGACGCAATTGTTATTGTTATCTTGAGTGATGACGTGGATATAACCTGTGTTATCAGCACCTTGTGGAGCGTTAGTAACACGATACGCATAATATCCGCCTGCTGTTTTCAAGTTGTTTAAATCGCCATTGTATTTGTTCGATTTGCCGTCTTTTGAAGTTAATGCAAATTCCTGAATCGATTTTCCATTTGAAAGAATTCCACCTTCCACATTAAGAGAGCTGTGCATCGTGGTTGCTTTAAAGAATTCACAGCCTTTTTTCAGTTCAGGGAACCCACCGAATCCAATTCGGCCATCGCCTAGTGCTACCAATACTTCTGATGAACGTACAGTCAGTACTGAATCCACTATTTCACTTACTCTGTCTTGGATAACTAAGCGAATATTGTAAGATTTGTCTAATGCGTAATAAGCCCCTGAATCAATTTGCCTATTGATTTTTTCAACAGTTTGATCTGTTAAATTTACAGCATCTAGCCATCGATTACTGTTCTTCTCTGAATACTGGATTTTAAGATTATAGCGATTAATATTAGAACCATTTACGATTAATGGACTTACATTAGCCAAGACAGTAGACATAACCGTCTTGTTAGTTCCATTACCTGCACGATTAGCTATAAATGCTAATATTTTAGGTGCGTAATAATCAATAACATTAACCTGAATAGTTTTAGTAGCTGTACGTCCTCTTGAATCGGTAATCTTTGCAGTAGCGGTTATTGTTCCGCTATTATTTGCAGGAAAATCACCTTGAGTCGCACGAACAACTAAATTTCCTAGACTTAATTCAGTTGATACAATCGTTGAACCATAAGCCCCCTTTGCTCCTAAAGCTTCTAGCCTGATTGTGGATTTATCTTTAACAAAATTACCTTTTGGAATAATTTCCGCAATTTTTGTTGCTCGTTCTGTAGCGGTGATACTATCCAACGTTGGCACGATATTTTTAGGCACTAAAATAGACGTCCCATTTAAATAGACGTCTCTTCCAATTATTGTATCTCCTTGTAACGTTCTAACACACACATCAACTGTTCCTGTATCGCTATTAGTAATACGATTAGCATAATCAATTGGTACTGTGAATTGCACACTAGTATCATGATTTCTACCTAAATCAATCCATGCGCTCCCATTTACGCTCCACCAAATTTGGTGCTTAAATCCAGAAGCCTTTCTATCGATTTCAACAGAAATTGGTTTTCCTAATTCCGTAGCTGATACAGAGCGAATTGCGCTTGCACGAGGAATAGTAGAGAGATTGACTGTACCGCTAAACCTGCCAATATCCCCCATGTCTGCAACGTTCGTTAATAGTGCAGATATAGATATACTTTTGGTACCGTCATCATTATGTGGAATCGTCAACGTCCCACTTCCAAATCTGACCCAATCGCTATTTCTTAAATCAAAACTCACATATTCACTTAATATAGATTGCCCATTGATTTCTACTTCCGCTAAAGATTCGTTGTTTAAGTCAAAAGCCCATGTGCTCGCTTTCTCCAACCATAACTGCCATGATACAGTAGATGTATTGTTCTCGATGCTCGTACTGGTTTCGTTTACTTCAAGCACTAAACGTACATAGCCGTTATTAGTTGTCTTAGATATTCTTACCAATTAAAGCACCTCCTACGTAGGATATAGTCGTAAATTCATCATTAAATCGTTCGAAGATATGATTAGCAATCGTGACGCTGTTCCAGAAAGTAGCACTTACAATATTCATATTTTGACCAGACACATAAGCTACAACTCGACCTGAATCGATAAATTCCATACGTTCATTTGTCGTCTTGATTTGTAACTTACTGCCGTTCTTTCCGAGCAAAAATCCATCTTCTGAAAGACTAAAATTAGATGCCAATGTATTAATCAATAGCTGAGACTGTTCTAAATTAAGTTCTACAGCTTTGGTTCGTTGACCAAGTCCTTTAATCTCATCGGCAGTAGCCATAATGCGATTATAGGTTTCTTCCATATTGCTAAATTTCCCAGTCAAGTCACGAAGTGTATCGTTATTCACTTCATTTTTAGAGATAATTTCCATGACTTGAGCAAATTGATTAGCATGCTCTCTGTTACGCTCTTCGAATTCCTTCTGTAGTCGTTCCAGCTCTTTGTCGTCTTTACTTACAACAGGCTTCCATTCCCCATTTGTAAATATTTTTGGCTCATCTTTTCCTGGAACGCTCGTGTCAGTCCATAAATCTCCCGCGCTTGGATTAGCTGGAGGAGTTGGCCCTATTGACTTGTTAACGATAAAGTCTTTAATAACGATTGAATTACTTGCAACAACTTGATTACCTTCGATGGCTTCACAGATAAAAGTAGCTTCTCTATCAACATCATTGACAGTAACCGGCAATTCATTACTGCCATTTACATGTTGCTCATTCCACGCTGCATCGTCTGTTCCATATTTACTTACTCGTTTCCAACGATAAGTGAATCGACTGTTCATTTGGATATCCAACTTGCTGACATTAGCGATTAATTTGGTAGAGATATTACTGTTCTGGAATACTACTCCGTCAGTTGATTGGATTGTCATTACAAACGGAACACTTGTAAAATCAAAAAGACGTTCTTGCACTAATGTGCTTAAACGTCTAACTTTCTCACTGATTGTATCCTCTTTGGATTCGATATTCGTAATTTTAATTTCGCCACTTTCTTTCGTAGCGATAGATTTCTTAATGCTAGAAACACGTCCTTCTACAACCAATGCTGGTTCGAAATTGTTATCTACAATAGCCACAGTATCTCCGATATTGATTTCTTCTGGTAATAAACTAATCGATACGTCATACGTCACTTCTGGATGGTTCCATTGTTTTAGTTTAATAACTGCTTCAGTCATTAACGCTTGAGGAGTTTTAGCTTCACTTTCATAGCGTTTAACAATTCCTCCTCCGCCAGGAGCGTTTCCAGCTCGCTTCCATCGTTTTACAGCGTCTGTATCCACTAAATAAATCGAACCTTTTTTCGATTCAATATTGCCCTCTTTGTATTCAACATCCGATAGCGTAATACCATCCGCGCCAGTTGCTACGAGCATCGTGGCTAAATTTTCAATGGATATTGTACGTTTCACGTTTGATACTTCACGTCCAACTTCTAAGCGGACTTTTTTGTCTTCGCCAATCTTTTTATAAATGTGGATTAGCTTTCTGAATATCTTTCCATGAACAAATTCGAAGTCATAAGCTATTTCAGCATCGAATCTTCTTACTAGCTGTCTAAGTCTCTTAGTAGCAGTATCTGTTCCGTCCCATTCAAGTTTACGAGTGGTTGTTTCTGGAATTTCATTAGTTCCGATTTCCCAGCCTGAATCGTAAGTAAACTCTGCGATGTAATGAGTAATTGGATAGCTCTTATCCGCTTTGTAAGGCGGAACTTGTTCACCTAATAAGTCAAGGCCAGCGTCTTCAGCGTAAATAGTCTTAGAATCTTTGTCTTCCTCGATTCGCATTACTTCAAACGAACGTATCTTGCTACCGTCTTTTACAATCAGATAACATCCTACGTTAATTTTTTCAATCTCTGAATCTCCGATTTTATCAACCGTAAATTGATAAGTTCCGATACCAGTATCTAAATCTTGTTCAAACCAATCGTTGTATGCAAAAAGTCCGTCAGCCAAGTCAAAACTCAACTGACAGACAATATCATACTGTCTATTCGTAACCGTAATCATAACCAACACTCCTTATAGACACATTTAATACTTGGAACAGCTTTGTTTCCATCCGCACTAATCTCTATTTGAGTCGTTCCTGGTAAAATTCCAAAAACTTGACTGGCAGGATTAATGTATTTTCTTTTTCCGTTAATAAGAAGCGTGTTGCTTTCTGATTCAAAACGAACGACGTCACCTGTCTTAATAACATCCTCTCCGTTCTCATATCCGTACTGTACAGCTTTCCCGTTCGGATGAGCTAACGCAATCATCTTGTATGGTGAACTAGCTATAAACGTATAAATAGGATAAGTAGGAGCTGTTCCGTTATTTTCGACAGTCAACTTTCCACCGATTACTGTTCCGTTCTTTTCTGTGGTTGAATACGCCACTCCTTTTGGAATTAAAAATTGCAATTGCAATTCAGCACCTCGTACAGAACTTGTAGGAATGATCTCACCAGTCAAAACGGCTTCATAGTATCTTGAAGGTTGGTCTTTGAAAATTAATTTTTGATTTGGTACAGAGAAAACTCGGTTTAGCACGTCAATTGTTTGCAACACATCGTGTTTAACAGTGACCCTAACTGTAATAGTTTTTTCTGCATATTCCCTTTTAATAAATCTTTTTTGTTTTACAACATTTGTAACGAGAGGTGTCATAGCACGTTCTACTTTGTTAATAATTATTAAACTTGATAAATCTTGTCCATTGTAAATCATGTTAATTCACCTCTCGCTCTCATCATTCTTCTATCATTAATTTTGTTATATCCATTCACGACATCAGTTAATTTACGGCCGTCCAAATAAGTGTTGTTGTCCTTCTCTAGAATCTTAAGCAATACTTCGATAACCACATCGAGTTTTGAATCTTGCCCTATTGATTGGACGGTTGCATTTTTCGAAGCAGAATCTTGCATATTGGATAAAGATGTGCCGTAGCTTACTGAATAGTCGACTGGAATTTGTGGAATAGACTCTGGAATAACCGCATCTATCATATTTTCGCTAGCTTTTGCAACGTTATCAGCTTCGTTGTTAATCCCGATAGCTAAACCTTCGCCAGTAAACTTACCAATCTCTTTAAAAACGCGCGATGGAGAGTGGATACCAAGTAATCCCTTGGCCCAATCTATAGCACCTCCAACAACATCGCCAATAGCACTAACAACGCTACCAGCCATCCCAGCAATACCTTCTACCAATCCTTGAATGATATTCTTACCAATATCGTATAGATTAATACTAGATAAGTAGCTTGTAACATCATTCCAAATGCCACTAATTGTTCCAGGGATTTGTCCAAAGAACTCTCCAACTGCAGATACGATACTGCTAAACATTTGAGATGCGATATTGAACATGTTACTTACGCCGTCCGCAACGAATTGGTAAGCTGAACTTACAAATCCGCTAATAGCACCAACGATAGCACTCCAAATAGAAGACGCTACATCCAAAATACCTTGCATAATGGTTCCGAATGTTTCTGACATTCCAGTGAATATGTTAACGACGTATTGAACCAACGTATCTACAAATGCAGATACAATCGTACATAATGATTCCCATATCGTTTGTGCTGCAGTAAGAATATTAGTCCAAATTTGACTAAGAGTGCTTAGTGCACCTTCAAAATTACCTGTTAATAGTTGTAATAGAACCAACACTGGTCCGATAATAACGTTCTTTATGATTTCCCATGCTGCGCCTGCTGCAGTTGAGATAGCATTCCAAACGGTATCAATATAGTTTTTAATCAATTCAAAACTGGCTTTAACCACATTAATAATCGGTTGGATTATAGGTTTTATGATTCCTAGAAAAGCGTTCCACGCTTTCGTGGTTAATTTTGTAATAGAATCCCATAAATTCTTAAAGAACTGAGTTAAGTTATTAACTACTGATGTGATAGCGTTAACTACGTTTTGCCAGGTTTCCGAAGCCCAGCTTGCAATGCCGTTCCACAAACCTGTTAAGAAGTTCATGAAATCTTGCCATATTTTTTTGCCAGTTTCGGTTTGTGTGAAGAACCATGTCAAGGCTGCTGTTATTGTTGTTATTGCTGTAATAATTACCGTAAGTTTATTGGCATTTAAAACAGCGTTGAAGATTTTAAACGCTCCACTTGCACCCATCGTTGCTGCGGCGTTCGCCGCTTCTGCAGCAGTCAATGCTTGAGTACGTACAAACTGTGCTAGCATTAACCCGTTTGTGATTGCTAATACTGTTTTACGAGCAACTTCGATACCTTTGATTACTCCCATCACTACTTTGTAACCAGTGTATGCTGCCGCAATCCCAACTACAGTAGATTTAAGTAAATCCATTGCGGTTTGGTTACTAGAGATATATCCAGTTAAGTCTTTAATCCAACCAGTTGCATCTCTTATTAAGCCGCTCAACGTTTCGAATGCTCCACCTACTGTGTTAATAGTGTCCTCTGCAGTTGCGATTTTAAGTAAATCATCAACAAAACTTCCGATGATTGCGGATACGTTACTAACGATCCCTCCGATGTTATCGAAAGCCAGTTTCAAATTCTCAACAATTTTACTAAATATTTCCTGGACTTTAGCAAACGCGTCGGATTCAACAACACCTTTAATGAATTGCTCTCCACTGTCTTTCAATTGCAAGAATCGGTCTTTTAATTCGCCCACAAAACCTGTTAAGTTTTGCATAGCTGTAACAAGTGCGTCTAAGACAACCGAACCAATTGTGGCTTTGAAGTCTTCCCACGTTTGCTTCAAGTTCCCCATGACGTTTTCCCAACCATCAGCTTCACGAGTCGCTTGTCCCATTGCCCCTGACACTTTGTTGGCATCTTCGTACATTCTCAAGAGCACTTCTTGTTGTTGTAAGCCTGATAATTTCGAATATTCCTTACCGAACAACTCCGTCGCTTTGGCATTACGAGTGGTTTCAGTAGACAAGATTCCTAAATTATCCGCAACCTGGAAGTTACCCTTTAAATAACTCTTTAAGATTTCAGTCGTTTCTTCTAGCGACTTATCATAGAAAGCTGCAGTATCAGCCGCTGCTTTTGTAGCACGAGAGGTAAATTCCATCGCTTGAGTTGTATCCATTCCTGCAACTTTTGCGAATGATGCAATTTGGTTAAAAGCTGGTTTAATTCGTGTTGGGACCGCTCCGACTTCTTTAGCTACGCTGTTCAAAGCGTTTTCTGCAGTATCGACAATTCCATCAAATACTTGTTCGAATTGTGCCTGAGTAGCTTTAGCGGACGCTGCTGCTTCGATTGACATCTTGCCGAAATCAATTAATTTTCCTGCAGCAAATACTCCAGCGATAACAGTAGCGGTTTTCTTAAAGAAACTAGACAGCTTATTGCTTGTCTGTTCCCCTTTTCTAGCTACACCGTCCAGTTCTTTTTCTGCGTCACTTCCGCGGATTCCGATTGTCCCAAACAGTCTAAATATCTCACCCATCTTCCTTCACCCCCATACTCATAATTTGTTCTGCTAAACGAATAGCATCTTCTTCTTCAGTTTGACTCATCGTTTTTCCGTCAACTGAAGATTGTTTTATTTTGCTCAATCGTTCTTGTTTGAAAGAGTTGAAATCTTGTTCGATATCTTTCGCTAACCACAACTCCCACAACTTTTCTTCTGCTTCCACCTCAAAAAGATAAGCTAAAAAATCCAACGTCTCTTTCATGCTGTAGGTAGCTAAAAGAGCAGTTGGATTAGAATAGCGTTTGAATAATTTATCTTTTAAAGCGTGTTGCCCGAGCCTAAGATTGAGGAGATAGATGTTAAAAAATCCTTCAACTCTGGTTTCTTGAAGAATCTAACTAATAATTGAGTATAGTCAACAAAGTTTAATCCCTGAATTTCCTGAATTGATGTGTTCGTTAAATCAGCAAGGAAAGTGTTAATGTCTAATTTGGCTTTATTAATGTTTGCAAGGATTGTTTGAATTAATCCAGCAATCATTTGCATGCCACGTTTTTCTAGTGCTTTCTCTTGCTTTTCTTTTTCTGCTTTTGTTGGTTTCTTAGGTAAATGGCCTAATAGTTGGCTATCTTTATCTTGTTGTTTTTCAAACAATTCTACAAGATCATCTTTAATATCTAGCTTACCAATGATAGAAAGCATTGAAAACATATCGTCTCCACGTAATTCTCTCATCTCCATAAATTATTCCTCCGATGCGTTTGGATAAAAGATTTTAACTGGTGCTACACGGTTTGCAACATCTTCAGCGTTAGCGTGAGCTTCGAATTTCATTGTAATTACAGCTTCAGAATTATCTTTAGTATCAAATTCTAAACCGCTTGTGCAAAGCGCGTTGTATAGAACTACAATGATTGGTTTCTTGCTTCCAGACATCACACCAACTAATGCGATGTTGTCGATATAATCGCCATCTTCAAGTTTGTCTTTCAATTGAACGATATCCCATCCTGCTGGATTGTCAGTTCCGTTTCCAGTTTCTTTCTTACCATTTAACGCTAAACGGATATTCTCAGCAGTAATTTCTTTAACGTTAACTTCTAGTGTTGCTTCTGCCTTATCAATGATTTTTTGACCTTTAGCAGGCGTAAATACACCATCTACTTCAATTGTGCGATAAGTCGTTACAATCGATACTTTATTACCGTCTGAAGTTGCTCCTAATAGTTCACCTTTCCATTTCTTTCCAGCAGCATCCCATTCGATATTCTTATAAATTGCCCCAGCGTCAACCAGGTAATTCTTAGGCGTATCGACTGTATATCCTGTGCGTTTTACTTCTGTTTTTGCCATTTATTATTTCCTCCATTCTGTTTGAACACTTAATCTAATATTTCGACGCTTCACGGTATCTGAGCCTGTGTTCACTTTATTCGAGCCTGCAAAACGGAAGTTTACATACAATTCTTCCGTTAATTGCAACATTCCGTTGAAGTGTCGTTTGATTTGTTCCTCTAACTCCAACACCCTTTTGTATGAGGTGTTGAAATCAAAAATATCAATTTCAATCGTAATCTCATCTCGCTCACGAGTCATATTTTCACGATCATAATCGTAAGTAAGATATGGATACACCACCTTATCTTTTCGATTCTTTTCGTGAAAGCATTCTTTAGTGATTGTGGATAGTTCCGATTGTAATAATTTTGCAAAGTCTAACATTTCTAACCACCAAAACTTTCTAAAAATGTTTGAGCGATAATGTCCTGCGCACGTTTCTTGTTTTTCTTAAATGCAGGACGTATAAAAGGTTGGGGCTCGTTCCCATACGTGAATACTACTTTACCGTCTGGACTACGATATAACCATCCACCTTTTCGACCTAATCCATTCTCAGCAAATTCCCCTGTTCCAAATTCAATGTATGTGGAATACTCAACGTTCGTTCCTACGAACACTCGTATATCACCACCATACTCTTTCACGATTGCCTGGATACTATCTCTTAGTTCTCCAGTATCTACTGCTGCTAAAGCTTGACACTGGGAACTAATCAAGTTCCCGACCTTGGTTAATGCTTTAAACGAAACTTCACGCAATTCTCTCTTAGTGCGTTTGCTATAATCCTCGAAACGAAAACTTCCACTACCCATTTAGCACACCTTCAAAAGTCACGTAAATTTCGTTATGATGATGCACTCCTACAGGGTCATCGCAGTATGTTATCGTGTACCAACGCTTAGATGAATCAACAACACGCATTGTATCCTTGATACCTTCAGTAAACGTTGGGATAATTAAGACGTGAGTAGAACGCTCCACGATTGCGTTTTGCGTCGTATTCGAAGCGTTAGAGCCAGTCAGCATATCAATCCAACCAGTTACGGTCATTACTGTATGCCACTCATCCTGTGAGCCTCCAATCCCATCATCGACATAACTCTTTTCTTGTATTTCGAATTGAAACATCATGCCCACCTCAATCGTCTGTATTTGTCAAGGAAACTGTAAAGAGAAGACGGTAAACCATCAATATTGTCGTTTGCATTCACGTCATAGTAAGTGGTACTCATTCGTGAAACTGTTTCTGACTTAATCCCGAACTTATCGCCCATCTTTACACGATATCGCAAGATGTTTTTTAACCCGAATGCGATATCTGACGGATACTCCACTCTTGTAACAATCGCTTTATGGTTAGAGTCCTCAATAAAATCAGAACCTTGAACATAAATCTTGTTACCTGAAATGCAATCAACAACATATAGTCCGTCATTGTAGATTGAGTCATTGACTTCAATGGTATCTCCTACACGAACACCTTTTAAAGGATGTCTCATTTCAATAACATTCTCGTGAAAGGATAGTGACTGATTACGAATACTTCTGTTTTGGAAATTATTATTCGTTAAATTACGAATCGTTGTCTCATAAGCGTCTAAATCTGCTTTTGAAATAGATTTGTCGATTTCCATCGCTTCTGATAATTGAATAATCATACTCTCGCTCCTTAAATAAAAAAGGAAAGAGGAGTAATTACTCCCCTTTACCTTTATTAGTGTCTTTCGCTTCTTCTTCCACTTCTTCCACTTCTACTTCCATTTCTACTTCCATTTCTTCAAACCCGTCTTCAAGCAATTTTTCGATGATTGTTTCGTTGTCCGTTTCACGGATAACATTTAAATTTTTGAATTTTCTCATTTTAATAACCTCCTATTATGATGGTTTCACGTTTACGAACACTTTCGCAAGTTTAGCTTTTGGAATCCATAAATCATGGAATTTGCGATAGTCTGTTTTCCAAGCGTCTGCAGTTTGGTTTACTGTTGGGTCAAACACACGCACTTTGTCAGTCTTAGAAACGGCTACAGGAGCGTCTTTAGCACTGATAATCCAGTTGATATCCTTGCTTGAAGAATCTTTCTCGAAACCGCCTTTTTCTTGGCCTGATGTTTTACCATCGTTGAATTTGAACGCTGTTTGTAATAAACGTTGTTGCGCACGAACGATAGGATTGTCATTGAATGATTCAACGCGAACGTTCATGCTACCTTTTGCTAATTGTGTTGTAGACATTTTGTCTTTAGCGTCTTTAGCACTTGCTAATAATGATGCTGTTGTTGGAGACATTGTAATTACTACGTCAGTTACTCCAGTAGCTTCTTCAATAGCAGTTAAGTCTTTTAATAATTCGCTAACGATATTTTCAGCAGTAAGTGCAACTTCTCTAGATTTTGAAGCTTCAATTGCAAGTGATGCAATCTTAGAGTAACGATAAGCATCGATTTCTGGAATTACTTGTTGTTTTTGGAATTCGCTCATAACTGTTGAAGCAGTAGCCACAAAGTTTGTTTGGTCAACATCCATTGAATCAAGTGTGAATGAACGTCCACGGTCTTGTGTTAATTTGTATGGATTCCATTTCAAATCAACAGAACCAGTTGTGAATCCATTGCTGCGGTCATAGTTTGCTAATCCGTCTGTTAGCATTGTAGCTATTTTAACTTCGTCTCCACCTTCGTATTTGATAAATTTGTCGTTTGCTTCCATCCAGCCTGTTGTAGATTCTTGAGTCACTTGTTGGTCAAGTAAAGGTTGGAAAATTTTTGAATATTCTAATGTATTTGCCATATATTTTTACCTCTTTCTTTTTCTTTATTGTTTTGTTTCTTCTAACCCGAAGGCTTTTGCAGCTTCAGCAAAAGCTTTGTCAAATTCAGATACTGCTTCTTTACTGTCGTCTAATTTAGTATCTTCAACTTTGTAACCATTTGACGAAGGTTGTGCTTCATCCTTGAAAAATACTGGTTTAGATGCACGTAAATCATTAATCTTGTTATCTAAATCTTTAACGTTGCCTTGTTCGTCTGCTTCTAACGTTCCTAGTAAATACAATCCATATTCCACGTCTGAAATGCCTGCTTTTTCTAAAGCGGAACGAGCTTGATAGTTCATAGCGTTCGTTTTCTCTTGCAATTCTAATTCCTGAATACGTTTTTTATATTCTTCTAGTTGCGTTTGTAATTCTTCGTTCCCTTGGCTGTCTTGATTGCCTTGATTATCTTGACCGCCTTTACTGTTATTTTTTAGTTCGTCAATTGTCGCGTTTGCTGTTCTCAATTGCTCACTCTTCTCATTAAAAACAGTTTTAGGAACTGCTTGTTTAGGAAATTCACTCTTAATTTCTTGCTCTGCAGTAGCTAAATCAATCGTGCCGTCTTCCTTTTGATACTTCTTTAGAATGTCAATAATCCATTCCATTTTTATCCCTCCAATTTTATGCTGATTCCAACAGCGGATATTTTTTTTGTGCTTATACTCCACATGAGTCGTAGGTAGTTTATTGACTTGCCCAGGTCAGTTTTTGTTGCAACAAAAAAGGACACAACCTTTTCGGTTGTATCCTTTAAAAATTGATTATTTTTTAATTTTTAATATTCAAAATGGAACACGTCATTCTCGTAAGAGATTCTTTCGTATTCTTCATTTAATTCCAGAATTTCTTTAGGCGTGTCTGGTTTAAATTTTTCTTCTGAAGTATAACTTTCTGTATACCACGGACTGATTTTGCTATGTAACTCTAATTCTCTTTCCGTCATAAATCTCATCACCAGTATCCTCCTTCTAAAAGTCCGACAATAATATCAGCTAAAGCATGTGATTTTAAAATATAAAGTGTATATGCTTCAGAAAGAATCTCGTTGGTTTTTACCAATTGAGTAATATGTTTTTTCTTGTGATCTTCTGCATATCCACTGATATCTCTAGCAATATTATAATGATTCTTTTCAATCATATCAAGTAGTTTCGCATTAAATTTACGCTTTGCTTCAACATAACTTATGCCATTCTGCTTTGCGTATTTATTTACGTATTGATATTGTTGGTAATGCCCAAATTCATGGATAATAGGACCCATAGAATCGTCATCCACTGCAAAGAATTTCCAAGGTTTGCCCTCTTTTTTCCAAAATTCATTCGCCGTTTTGAGTCGCTTCACAATAGCTTTGTGTCCTGGAGTAGTTGCATCTAAGTATATCGTGTTTGTACTTGGTGAATACGAACCAAACGCGTTCGGCCTTCCTAGGTCTTTCTTAGCGTCCATCAGAACAATTCTAGGTTTCTCAGCACCGATTGGTAAATCTAGCAGTTCTAGTGCTTTATCTACCTGTTTTTCGTAATAATTGATGCTCTTCTTAGTTCCTTTCAGACTATCAGACACATACATATCGTGGTTTGAAGTTAGTACCTTACGCCCACTAAAGCTAAGTTGTTCATCTTTAATAGTTTGTTTGCTACCTAATTGATGCGACTTCATGTTCTTTGCTTTCATGTAGTCATCATCATCAGACATCAAAAAGCGACGTTCATCAATGTCTTTCTTCCATTGTTCATACGTTCTAAAAGCAATCTTTTCTCCAGTTTCGTTATCTCTTCGATAATCTGGATTGATTCCATCTACAATCGTAATAGTAGTGCAACGGCAATTGATATCCATACCAGCTACACCGAAACATCTTGGGCCAATCGCTTTGTATCCATCAGACACAAAGAATTCATCAATCTTTACTCTTTGACCATCTAAGTGACCATGGGATTTACGAGTTTTTCTGTCCAATGCAGCAAGCCATTGTTTTTGCAACTCACAGCCTACCTTTTCCATCTCTTCATACGAATTCTGACGTGCTTGCGTTCGCATTCGACCACCTTCAGTGCGTGCGATTCGCAACGCTTGCCTGTAATTCGCTTCTGAGTTACTTGATATCACACTAGCTATTTCAGCGTATCCATGCCCTTGAAGAATTCCAGAGGTAATTGCCCCTTGAGAGCGATTTGCTAATCTATTTCGTGCTTTATACAAGCGTTCAGACAATGTTTTGCTGGCAACTGGTTGTCTTACTGCTGACCTAATAACATCATCTGGAAGAAACGCTATAGGCAAATCTGCTTGTTGCGATTCTTCCACAGTATAGTATCCACCGTAATAGCCTGCTTCAAATTGTTCTTGTTTGAAATTCTCGATTACGGTTTTAGTTTGAGGATATACCTCCTGAAGCTTTTCAACGATCTCGTCTGTCAATTGTTTTAACCTACCAGTTTGTTGCTGCTTCCAATAAGGTAAATCCTCATACTCATCAAGATATGCTTTCAATTTACTCTTAACGTCTTTCAACGTGTCCGAGTAGATGTGATACAATTCCCTATTCATTTTCAGGTCTTGAATCTTCTCCAGTTTCTGTAGTTCTTGTTCCCACTGATTCATCGTTTTCACCTACTTCTGAATCTGCTTCAATTGCCTTGCGAACTTCTTCAACGTCTAAGTCCCATTGCTTACAAATCAAATCAATAACCGTATCTTCTCCTAAGTATGGAGCGCTTGACACGATAGCGTTGATAAGCGTTTGTTTTGTTTCTGCTTCTAGTTTGTCGATGTTCGCAATATCCGATTCATTTACAATCATTTCTGGTTCAATTAGAATCTGAATTCCTTCTGTTGAGTAATTCGTTTGATTCAATCGGTTAATATCATCAACAATTGCATGCAACGCCCATTTCAATAAAGAGCGTAAACGAATCTCTACCTTGCGACACTTCATTTCAAGGAGCGTATATCGTGATTTAATCACCACGTTTGTTACGTTTCCGTCTCCAGTTTGAGAATTGTCAAATCCCATACCGAACTTGTAAATCGCTTCTTTGTCGATTTCCAATTTCGCTTTACGTGCTTCAAACGGAATATCGAACGTCTTCAAATCAACGTTTCCTTTGTTATCTGGATTTCCTACATTCACAATTCCGCGTGCTTTAATATTCTGACGCAATTCTGAAAGGTTCGTTCCACGGAAGCCAGATACTACGTAAATCGGCTTGTCATAATCCATTAAGTTGTTGGATAAGAAACAAGCCATCAAATCATAGTCATCAATCAACGCTTTAATCGGTGCTAAGTCCGACTTCTCTCCGTGGTTATTAGATAATTTATAAAACGGAATGCGTCCATAAGTACGTGTTAAATACGTTCCGTTATCTGCTTTTGCAACTACGTGTGGTTTCGGATTTTTCGGACGGTCTTTATCAAAAATTAATTTGCCGTTACGGTCCGTCTTAAAGTACGTCACATTCTCATCCGTCCAACGTTCTGCAAACATTACATCTAACAGCTTGTTTTCGACTTGCATTTGTTTCTTGTAGTAACGAATAACTGCGACTTCATCGTATGTTTCGTCATAGACCATGAATGTCTTCAAGAATCTAGACACCTGGAAGCATAGCTTGTCATCCGCGTTCGTTCTCATATACGCATACGTTGCACCGCTGATAGATACATCTTCTAATAACTCTGAAACGAATAATTGGAAGTCTTCATCGATATATTCATCAATCAAACGTTGCAGCTCGTCATTTTCTTTCACTTCAAATCGAACTGGATTACTCATCAAGTAGTTCACTTTCTGGTCCACCAATTCAGTGAAGAAGCTATGCGGAATCTGAACATTCGTAGCATATTTATCTTCTTTCAGAACACCGTTATCGTCCAAATAGAAGATACGATTGTTTTTAATATCATGATCACTTTCGTAATATCGACTAGCCGTTTGAGCAGTTGAGTAGGATTCTTTCCCTATCTGCTCTTTGATAGCCGTATCAATTGCTTTAGCAGCAATTTCATAATCTTTACTCATAATTTCTTCGATTTTTATTTCAATCACCCCACAAATCCATCTCTTTTAGTAACGTTCGAATACAATGCATAACGCAACGCATCCATAACGTCATCAAATACCTTAATAGGTAGTCCTGTTTTCTCATCCCACGCATACTGATACACTTCTTCATCGAAGCGAGGGATAGCGTTCCTTAAAACAAATAATTTATTCGTCTTGAAGCCTTTAGCAACGACTTCAATTCCAGATAAGATAGATTTATCAGCGTTAAATGCGTTCAATCCATCATTCCACAATCTGTTTACATGTTCTGGACGTGCAGAATCGCAATAAAACGGAATGTTATCACCGTATTTATCAACGTACTCTCTCGCTTTTAACGCCCAAAAATCAATATCTTTATGCTTTGCAGCACAACCATCTACTAAATACCAGGTCCCGTCATCCGTTTCTCCAATCACTACCATTGCGCCGTAGTGTTCGTATCCCCAGTCGACACCTACAAAATAATTATTGATTTTCTCATAAGGCACATCGTCCACATAATGAACTTCACGATTAAAGTCCTTGTACACAGCACCTTGACCGATAACCCAAAGGCCCTCAATATCTCTATCCCAAAACACTCCTGAAGGAGTAGCTTTCTTGATGCTCTCACGGTATCGTTTCGATAAGAATGTATTATCATCCAACTTAAAATGCTCGTTGATGATATTTTCACTTTCGTTATCGATATAATCACGCTTTAACCAGTGATTTGGATTATCCGGGTTCGTATCCGCCACAATCCGAGCGCCTTCACCAGAACAACGTGAAACAATTTCTTTAAACACCTGTTCTTTTGCAAGAGACGCTTCGTTTACGTATGCTCCGAATGCTGTCATTCCTCGAATGTTTCCAAGACCTGAAATCGTTCCAGTGTATGCCTGGATGATTTTGACACCAAACAGTCTAAAGCTGTTGTGCTTATCGACTTTGAATTCCATGCCGTATCGGTTATACAGTTCTTGCAATACGTTGTTTTGAATGGTACGGCTTGATACTCCAGCTAGGATATATTGAGGTTCTGCAATGCCTAATTCATTCGCGATCTTACGAACACGAACTAATTCTTGCAGGAATACATCATTGTTCAATACTGTTTTCCCTGAACGTTTAGCACCGTGTAGCACACAGATAAACCAATCTGAAGCACGAAGACGTTTAGCAACTTGAATTTGCTTAGGAGTGTATACATCACGTAAACTCATCTAATTCATCTCCTAACTTATTCAAATACTCCGCAACTTTCGATTCGTTAGTTTCGTCCATCTTTGTTACTTTCGACTTAAGAACATCGATTTCTTGTTGAAGTTTTTCATTTACTAATTCGTCACCAACAACAGCCATCTTATTCATTCCCTCAAGTGCGTTCACAAAAGCATTTGAATTAGCTTGTCGAACGCCTTGCAATTTAATATCTTCCTTAGCTTGATTCTTAAGCCATTCGTACTCGTTAAAGGCTTGTTCTCTAGACCAAAGAGCCATGTTTGAAAACTCTTTTAAAAGTTCCCTATACCTTAGCCTAATCTTAGCCTCTTTTAAAATCCTACTAGCCTTTACATCCACGGCTGCATCACTCATTTTTTCAGCCTTGTATGCTTGCCTATACGCTTGCCTTTGAGATTGTCCAGCGACGAGTTGCTGAACAAATAGCTCTTGTTTTGTTGTTAACTTACTCACTCACTGAACCACCTCCCAATGAATACATAAAAAAAGAGCCGTTCAGAACGACCCACACACTTTTAAATAAAAAACCTATTGAGTTCATCACCCAATAGGTAAAGATAAAGGAGTTTAAACCACTAGAAAAAAGATTTCTCTTTCTCACACCTTTTCACAATACAAATATATCGTAAAAATTAGTGGAAAACTACAGTTTTTTTTCTAAAGTTTACAATGTGTTTGCTAGTCCTAATCTATTTGCAAAAATTTCTAACGTCTTATATCTAATATTGTATGCTTGACTCGTAGACCAGCCTACACGTTTTGCTACATCTTCCCACGTATCAATACCGCTGTTTTTGAAGTACTTTTCAACGATTAGCGTTTTAAATTGCGGGTTTGTCATTTCGATCATGTCTAACGTGTACTCGATAGCGTCCTTTACGTTTTCGAGAAATACGAGGCGTTCGTCTGATAGTTGTTTTATAACCATGTTTTCGACTGTTTTCGCTCGAATGTTGCTCTTTCCTCCTCCAACATTTTCGTCAATCTCTTTTACGGTTAGTTCCGCTTTTCTTAGTAAGATTTTCTTATCATACGTGTAGTAGTCTTTAAATAGTTTCTCAAAATATGCTAGTTCCGCTTTATCCATGTATTCCCCTTTGCATTTCCTTAATTGCTTTTGATAATCGTTCTAATCCTTTGTTGCTCGGCTGTTTATTAAGCCCGTTTTTAAGCTCTTTATTTAGTATTAGTCCCGCTTGTAACCATTTGTCCGACGGCGATTTTATTCTAAATAGTTTTCTTAAAAATTTACGTGATCGAGTGTGTTTAATACATTTGTGCATAACTACCTCACAACATTTTTTAACATTTGTTCTATCGTTTGTTGTCGTTGTAGCGCGTTTAAAATTTGTTCTCCCGTTTCTTTAACACATATTTGGCTATTTTCAATTCCTTTTACGTGTATATACGTAAATACCGTTTCGGCGTCGTTTACATACGTTTCAATACAAGCGATATTATTAACGCTTACCGAGTATGTTCTTGTTTCTTGGTTTGCGTCGGTTAGTGTTATAAATTTCATTGTTATTCCTCCTCTAAACCTTCACCGTCGATTAATTCTATCGACTTTTCAACCATGTCTTTTACACTCCAAATTACATATTTACTTTTGTATCTGACAATGATACCCATGCCGTTTAAACTTCTACTAATTTCAATTTTTTCACCGTTTTCTTCGTTAGTTGCTGTTCCGATCAGCTCTCTCATAATTAACTGGTTTTTATCTAATATTTCTGGTTTAATCATTTAATCTTCCTCCAAATCCACAAATGGATTGATATCTTCATCAATGTCGTAAACTTTAGCACTTGGAAAGTTAGAAATTTCATCAAGTAACGCTTGCATCCGTTGCTTGAATTCTTCAGACGTGTCGTCCCATAAATTAACAAACATGTCTTCATAGCCATCTGAATATTCCATATCTTCATATATCCTATCCAATACAGTTCCAGCGGATAATTTGATTGTTCTTTCTTTTAAAGTTTGCCAACCGCTTCTATCATCTACATTTAACGAGTTCCATTCACGTTTTAAATCGGATGCCTCTACTTGTGAGTGAGTGTGCTCGTTAAATACCAATTCATCGTCTTGTATTTCGTTAATTGTTTTCATTTACATCTCACCTCCGAAAGCTTGCTCAATTCTATCTTCTACCTCTTTTTCAATACACTTTACTATTTCAAGGTTACGGGCTTTTTCTGTCAATTCCCAACCGCGAATAATCAAACCGGCACCGTCCTCATCAAAGTCATAAACCATATCAGATCTAATTAACCCCTCTTTTTTTAATTTCGCAATTTCTTTTCTGTACGTTTTGCCGTCCATTCCTAATTGTTTTGTTATTAATTCTCTTGTAGCCGGCATACCGCACGACCTTATATAATCAAGTTCCCAACTTGCTATACACTCTAGCAATTCCGTTTTTCTATCAGTATCCATCTCTACCCCTCACACTCCACAAACAGTTCGATGATTTCTTTACCAAACAATTCGATTGCACGTTGGGCGTCTTCTTCATTTTTGAAATAGCCGAAAGTCGAAAATGAATTTGTTACATAAGACCAAAATGCTTTAAACTCTTTTTCTTCTTTATCGTGACTAATTTCCCATTTTTTATCACGATTACTCCAATCAGGCTTCCACCCGTCATTACACTTATCTCTAAACATTTTGAAGCGTTGCAACAGATTCCTTCTTTGCGCTTCTAATCTCGCTTCTTTTTCAGTTTTAAAAATATGCCCTTGGGTGAAAGCTACATCACTCCACGCTTGGTTCCCCCATCTAGACCACTGAATATTTCCAAATTGGTCTACAAACCAAATATCTTCTCCTTCTTCAAGAAACCATTGCGCGTTTGCTAACGATTCAATCGTCTTATCCAGTTCCGCCACCTTCTTATTCAGTGCCGCTCTTTCTTCCTTAAATTCTTCTAATTTTCCCATCGTTATCCTCCTTTTTAGGAAAAAAATCCTTAAAAAATAAATCCATTTCTGTTTGCATTTTATAATCAATTTTTTCTTTTACCATTTCCACGACTGCACCATATCCATGCTCTTCGATTAGAGCTTTATCCACATACACATCGAAGTAACGTTTGAAAGGTGTATTCCACTTTTTTGTTTCAAGTAAAGTGATAGATTCGATGTTGAATTTATCTCGTAGATTTTTAAATGCTAATTTCCACAAAGCATCGTCGAAAGGGATGATTTTAAAATCGTAAGTTATTCTTATTGTTCTTATTATTTCGTTCATATTTCTTCCTCCTTCCTAAGTCGCACTCATTAATAAACCTTGTATAATTTCAGGATTTTTCTTCAATTGTTCGCTTAATGCAATTGCATTTTCTATCACCTTCAACGATGTTTCGAAACCAAGTAAGAAAGCGAATCGTTCATCGTAACTCATCTCTTCGAGTTGTCCATAGTTGATATCTTCTTGGAATTGTTTCAAAGCTCTGTCATACATCGACATATCCTTGTATTTACAATGTGCCACAATTAAGTAATGCACATCGTCTTTTAATTTTTCAAAATCAATTTTAGCCAATTGACTTCACCGCCTTTTCTAGATTTGCCAAATTTTCTACGATAC